GTTACATTTGTACCTGGATTAGTTATTGCAGCCATCTATAATTCCTCCTATTAGTTTTTAAACAAGGCTAGTTGCGCTTGTATCAACAGCTATAACACCGTAGTCTAATGAATTGAAAGTTACCTTCTGAATACCACCAATAATCCCGGTCTTGAAACCAGTCTTATTGTCGTAATCAAACTTCTTTTCAACCCATCCTTTGTCCATCATACCCTTAGTGGTAGCATAAACACCAGCTTGCCTTCCACAAAGTAACGCACGGAAACAGTCTGCCGTGATGTCTGTTCCAGAACCAGTCGCTACATAGTTGTTACCAACAGCGCTAATATCCAAAAACGGAACGTATTCATGCTCATGGACAATAACGCCATCCCAGATACCTAACGCACCTGTAAAGATAGGATTCTCACTACCTCTTTGCGCCGCTTCTCTTTGTGCCTGAGCATATGTAGCGTTATTCTTTAAATCAAACGCCTGCCAAGGGTGAACAAACAAGATGTAGTAATTCTTACCGTTAATCTTCAACGGCTGAATCTTCGGCTCCGCTAACTGCGCCTTAATCTTTGCTCTACTAATTAACTCTGGTGTCAAAAGATCAGTTGTCGCCAACGAATCAGCACCATTCGTATAATCAGCACAAAGATACCTATCACCATAACCAGCTGCCGTATCCGCCGCAGGAACTTGTATCCCTGTATTTGACCATGCGTAATTAGTTGAAATAACCGTTCCGGCCACATTTGTTAACGAAGCATGACCAACACCAGCTAATTTCAGGAAAAACTGCATCTCAATAAACTCCTGCAACCATGTAGACAATTTATCTTTTGCGTCTTGTCTCATATTATAAGCATTCTTCTGCTCATCTAAGAGACCAGTTAAACGTACAGCATGTCTAATTTGGTCAATCGCAATAGCATCAGAATATGCGCTTATCGCTTCTTCGTTTCCTTCTAACTCACTGTCACCAGTAACACCACCACCGCTTAACTTTGCAGTTAAACCAACGGTAATGGTATCACCTTTCTGCTTATTCAAATCAGACTTAACCTGAATAATATTATTTGTTCCTTCACCCATCATACCATTCTGAGTAAAATACATATTATCCATAGCGTCTTTAAATAGCTCTTTTACCCATATTTCGGGTCTTAGAGCATCGGTAGAGACTGTGTTTCCCATTTTGTATCTCCTTGTTAAAACAAAAAAAGAGTACCCCTATACATTCGGTTTAACCGATTAGGAATACTCTTTTTAAGATAGAATTAACTGCCTTAAAATTAACTTGATTCTCTTAAAAGCCTATCTCTTACCTTGTCAGGTAAATCATTGTATTGCTTTTGACTTAATTTCGGAATGTCCTCTAAAGTCAAATCATCTAAATCAATCTCTCTACGGCCCGAACCCGTAGTTAATGACGCTGATGTTTTCTTCTTGTTTGCATTCGCTACTATGCGATCAATGTCCTTTACCTTTTTCTTTCCATCACCATTATCTGGCTTTTTCCCGAAATCGGGATGTAACCGCGCATACTTTACTATCTTTTCCACAAGCTGATCTTCGTCAACTTCTGGATTGTTATAAGCACTCGTTATTAACATCGCTACTTCACTATCCTTAGCTACTACCTCATTAGCTAAATCGACATACCTTTCAAAATCTTCATACTTGCTCTTACCTAACAACTGTGCATTCTTTGCTTTCTCAGCTAAATATACCGTATGTCGTTCTTCTGCTTTCTTATCCGTTGGCTCATCTTTCTTGTCCTCAACTTCCTCGCGTTTATCAGCAACCTCTTTCTTAAACGCTATCACCTTGCGTATATCAGCTGTTGTTATGCTTTCCTCACCAGCATCAATCTTATCTATCAACGCTTCAATATCAGCCAACTGCTTTACATAAGACTTCTCTTTCGTGCTCAAAAAATCTTTCTCCTTAACCGTCTTACTAACCAGATCCTGCGCTTCTTGCCTTAACTGCTTGTTCCTTTTGTGCTTAAAGTACAAAGCCTTTGCATTTGAAGAAAAGTTCTTATGAAACTTAACATCATCCTTGTTATAAGATTCTTCCATCTCATCAAAATCAGCCGGATCAGATGGCTTATCGTCATCCTCGTTTTTATCATCTTCTTTCTTTTCTTCCTTCTTTTCCTCTTTCTTCTCCTCAGCCGGCTTCTCCTCCTCAACCCCCTTTACAATACCAAACTCTTTAGCTGACGCTAATTCTTCTGGTGTTAAATCAGACGTGTCAATCTCTACCTTCTCATCTTTAACCTCTGGTGTCTCTTCAATAACAACTTTTGATTCTTCGCCCATTGCGATTTCTCCTATTATTGTGGTTGTACTTGTGCTTGCGCTGCCTGTGCTTGCGCTTCTAGCGCTGTAATAATCTGAGACTTTGAACTCTCCGGTAAACTGCTTTCTTGTATAAGAATACTTGGCGGTATAGGTATCCCTCCACTCGCCATCTCCATTAACATAGCATGATTAGCCATCCTCGTTGTCTCTGTATATGCTCCCTCACCTATCGTTACGTCATACTTACCTAACGACGAATCATTCAACACCTCGTTGATTACTTCCCCTACCAACCCAGGATTTAACTCTAACACCAACTTTCCATTTTGGCCTAATTGCGGTTGTTCATTCTCATCTAACACAGGCTCCTTAAACGCATCTTGCTTGCCTATCCATGCCTCACCTAAAACCTTTACCGCGGTCTCAACGGTAAACAATTCGCCTAACTGCGATAAGATAAACCTACCTAAGATCTTCTTGGTCTCCCCATAATTATCCAACGGCTCTTGAACCATTACCAACCCTTGCCGTTGCTTTAACAATATAGCCTTACCCGAATCGCTCTTACTATCATTAGCTAAAAGATCAGTGTTTACACCAGACGCCTCTTTAATATCCTGAGCATTCTCTGCCGCTAACTGTGCATGCCCTTGACTTAACGGAGCCGGATTTAATCGCCATCCTTGCGGTGACGTTCCCCCAGCCTTATCTATATTATACTCACCAACAAAACCAGGAGTACTACCATACTTAGATAATTTATCTAACGTAGGATTATCTAAAGCGCCTTTCGGAGCCATAAAGATCGCACCAACCGTTGAATTGAGATGTCTTAACTCTTGTGTTCGTCTCTTATTATACTCAAACTGTAATGATCTAATGCTCCGTACTAACCCCTGGACTAATAACTCTCGATCAACACCATCCTCATTGTTCCACTCTGAAAAAAACGGTATAAATGGATAACCTTTCCACTTTGGATATGACCATGCGACATCGTCATCTAACTCCGTTGAACCTACAAACGCCTTACGTCGTATCTCCGGGATCTCTTTCTCAATTACTTGTGCATCCGGCAACGTAGCAACATAAGCATCTGCCTCTTCTCTTGTCTCAACCTCTATTAAAGTTCCTTCTACCTTACTAGCTGCATAATACTTCTTAATCTTACCCTTGTAATAATACTCAGCTAAATCAAAATCGCCATCATGTCTTTCATCCTCATCGGCGTCGTCCATACCCTCATGTTCAGGATAATCTAGATACTGTATAGTCGTTAACGAACCATCCGTATCAAACACAAACCTATTGTGTTCAATATCGTCAATTACTTTCTCTTTGCTAGGAAACAACTCTACCAACTGCTCTCTCGTCAACCTCCGGCTTATTTTAATCACATATTTAGCGTCAGATAAATCGTACTCCTCTGCATCAGGATCAAATAATATCCTTGGGCCGCTTACCTTCTTAAACTTCATATTCCCATTTATCAAATCAAATAAATAGTCTATATATGGCTCAAGATAACACATACCTCCAGTTATCCCACTCTTAAACTGAGAAGATAACTTATTAACGCCATTAGACTTTTTCATTACACACTTAATCAACTTCGTTGCTATCTCAGCCTTAATGCTATCCTCTTGCCCTTCAGGAAAAGCTACGATATCACTCCGGCTCTGTCTCTCAATACCCGTTAAAATCTTAATTATCGGCTTAATCTTATTTATAGTTAATGGCTCAACACCCGCCTTTCGAAGCGTTTCCTCATCCTCTTTCTTCCACTGCCTACCTAACGAAGCCTCAAAATCCTCTTTAAACTTCTCAAACAACTTTGAGTTCTTGCGATTAGCATAACGAAGATTCTTTAAACAGTCGGCTACAGTAATATTCTTACTTTCTTTTTTTGCCACTTTTGCCCCTTAATTATCTTTGGTCTTAGTGCTGGGATGCTCTTTGTGTTTGCCATCACGCCACCTTGTGCTTTAAACACTTCTCCTTATGCCTTGTCTCGTTTATTCTTATCCACTTACACCCGCAACTATATCGACCATCATTTACGGGCTTGAACTCTTCTGTAGCCCTTTCAATAGCAACCGTAGCAAGACCGCCCTCAGCGCCCTTATCAACAACAGAAGATTCTTCTTTAACTACAACTTTCTTTCTTCGTCCTCTTGGCATTTTATCCTCCTAAATATGTTTCTTAAATAACTTATATATACTCTTCTCACCCTTACCACTAAACTTCATCTGTGATGTCACCCTTGCCGCTCTCCTAAATTGCTTAACTTTCTTTTCGCTCATATCGTATTCTTTTCTTAAAATACTTAACAACCACTGGCTTTGGCACACCAACAATACACAAATCACCAGATTTTAATTTTATAACTCTTTGTGTTCCGTTAAAAAATAAATAGCTCACACCGTCGCCGGATTGAATGCTGCATTTGATGAACCAACAGAGCCATACGGATCATGTTTCTTCGCTTTATCCATTGGGTCTAACTTTAAACTAAAACCATATTGCAACATTAACCAAGCCATCATCCTATCTGGTGACCTTGTAAGTCTTTCTTTTAAATCCTCATTGTCTTCGATTTGAATAAGGCCACGTTTATTCTCAAAGAACTTTACCTCCAATAACTCCTCAATCAACATTTCATCATCTGGGACTGAAGCCAATCCCTTCCTTAGCCTATATAACGCTACAAACGCAGCCTTTGCCCTTAAATTCTCATAATTATCTGGATTCTTAACCGAGTCTTTAGGATATCTTGTTGAACCATGAAACTTTATAACGTGATACCTTTCTTCAATTCCAGGAATCTTAACTATCTCTTGCCATGTTCCAATCCCCAACCCATCACAATCAACTAAAATAAATATACCCTCTTGATCCTCACACATTTTCACACAATCAATAGCGTTCTGACTTGGGTTGCTAATATTCTGAATCTTTTCATCTAAAACCAACCCTCTCTTACCACTATAAATAACATTATCATCATCGCCCTCACCCGAAACATCCATTGCTACGCCATTATTATGTCTTCGCCCAACACAATCTTTTACTGCCCGGCCTATATCAATATCAGACTGATTGAATACATTGTTTATTGATATGTCTGGTATCTGACCCAAAACTCTACCTTGCCACCTTGGATCTGACTCTCCCCACTTACTCCTCTTATCCTCTACCCATTCGTAAGAACAAAGACCGGGAATAACTGTCTTTCTTTGTATATAATTCGGATTCTCTAAGCATGAGAAATTGAAAACAATATTGTTTTTCTTATCTTTCAACCCCTTAGCAAACCGTCCACTTGCCCTCGTTGGATTTCCTAAGAAGATAACAAGAACATTCTCATTAGTCGTAACAGCATCAATCTGATCAAAAATATTATCTTCAACGGCTTGCGATTCTGTAACTATCACACACACATTCGGACTATGAAACCCCTGAAACTTACCGCCATGTGCTTGTGCCGACGCGCCACTATCTTTTGTTGTAAAGCCTATTAAATACCAATTCTCTTTCTGAATCTCTAAATACGGATCTGTATAAGGCTTGCCACCAAGATCAACCTTGCGATTATTCCAATGAGCCATGGTCTCACCCCACATGACTTTCTTAACTTGTCTGTCTGTGGGTGCTGTCTCAATCACTATGCTTGGGCTATAACAATGCAAGAACCAAAGAGCAATACCACCACAACACCAATCTTTACCAAGGCTATGACCTGAACCAATATAAATATGTTTATGTTCTTTTATTGCACGAGGACAGGCATCTAACAACTCATCTTGAAGTCTCCATATACCACCAACGCCAAGAACATCCCTAAAATATATTTGAGGTTTTTCTCGCCAAGCATCAATCAACTCGGAGCGAAACTGGCTCTCTTGTTTTTCCATGCAACTCCTGGATTAGTGTATAGTGGTGATGGATTGAGTTGTCTACCAAAGGAGTATCATTATAAATACTTAAATGTCTACACAACTGATCGAGACTCCCTTTCTTATTCGCAAGTTTAAATTTTATCTTCTTAACAACTCGTCTTTCCTCATTCTTCTCATCAACCCATTCTGTGTAGCTATGAACAGCAATTTCTTGTATTGCCGCAGCCTGATCCCTTGTAAGTTTTGATAAATCAACATAAGGATCTCCATCACCAGTAACCGTAATATAATCTTGTATGTTTGCAAAAGCCATCTTTGCAATTTCTGAAAGCACCTTTTCAGCCGTAATATCAGTTTTCTCGACTCTTTTATCCATAAACTCTTGAATTTTAGCTTTAATGTGAGGTTTTGCTAAGTATTCACAAGCAATGTTTCTTGCCGTCTTTCTGGAATATCCAGCCCTGATCGCCGCTTGAGTAGCATTAAGATCAACCAAGTATTCCCGGCAAAACATTTCTTGTTTTGAGGTGAGGTTTCTTTCCATAATATTTAGTAGAGGCATAAAAGAGCAACTGTTTTGTTTTAGTTAATATAATTAATTTTATCAGTGTTTTTATACCTCTATTATTAATGTCGCATGGATTGGGGTGTTATGCAAGGAAAAGAAAAAATAAAATACTTGTTGCTTTACGTGGAATAAAGTGTATAATTGTAGATAGGTAAGAAAAACAACCATTCACCGAGGAGAATAACATGGGAAAACCAAACAGTATGTTCACAATAGGACAAATTACCGGAACGATCACATCACACAAGAACAAAGTAATTACAGGTGAGAAAGCTCTTAATGACATTGCTGAGATAGTAAAGGCGTTCAATTTTGAGTGGGATGAATATTTCCATGAAAAATACTATGAAGGGGGGAAGTGATGGATGCAATAACCGCAATGGAAGCAGAGCTTCACAAAATCCAACAAGGGGAAGCAGATTGCATAACAGAGAGTGGTATTATAAAGAACCATTGTCGTTATCGTTATCAGATATTAGTAATGGAGGCAAAGTCTTTTAGGGATTCGATTGAGTGGATGAAAAAGTGTACAAACCAGGCATAAAGTGGGGGGACAAAATGGATAAACAAAGACATGCCCATGGAGGGGTGATATGATTCTCATTCTCTTAATATTATTATTATCCTCATCCACTTGTTATGCCTCTGAGGTTGCGATTGAAACTATCGCGTATGAAGCGTCAAATCAATCTTTTGAAGCTCAGGTTATGGTAGCAAGTGTAATTAAGACCCGGATGGCAGAGCG